TTTTTAGGGCACGAACGCCGTAAAAGATATAATTTCCAAAGTTATTATTTATACTCGCCTTTGGTTAAATCTTTTACCAAAATCGAATATACGAAAATAGGGGCGTTCGTAGGTGTTTTCCTTTTCGAACATCTCAATGTTAATGTGTCATGATACCATTGAGGTATATCAAACCGTTCATATATGACGGCACTGCCCAAATTGTTTTACGCCAATTCTGGATATTATATTGGCAACGTTTGATAGAGCAACGTACTCACCGTTCTGTTTTATTATTTTTTACACACTAGCGGTAATAGTGCAACCTATTTAATAATAGGAACTGTTTTTATATTTATGATGCTGCAAAATAAAATTGTGCTGCTGTTGCTGGTAACGATGATGCAAAATCAGAGTTAATAGATGGGATATGAACATAAATAGGTGGGTTGTAACATAGCATTCCAAAGCGAGCTTCGTCAGCTAAAGATACAAATAATCCACACTCTTTAGTTACATAATCTGGTGGAAAAGCTATTAACAAAGTACCTAAATCAGTTGCTATATCATCTTCAAATGCTAAATTAGCTGCTTGATGAACAACATTATACTTAAATGGATTCTCTATGGTTATTTCAAAATCCAAATGGCAATCTACTTGGTTAACTGTAAGTAATAATGGAACAAAAACTGGACCATTTGTGTCAGCTACATCATAAACGTAATTGAAACTAGCAGCTGTTAATGTTCTTCCGGGCAATGTTTGACTTGGTAAATAATTAACACCTGTTGTTGTAGATGTATTGGGTAAAGGATATCTATAATATGCTTTAACTTTCTGACCTTGAATTAGACTAGGTAACATTAATCTAAATCTCAAACCTCCTTTAAAAGCATAATAGAAATCTGACAAATGCGTAAAAACGGAACAATATTTAATCTCTCTGAATAAATCTGCAATTTTAAAAACTTGTACGTCTTGAGCTTTAAAAGCTGAACATTGGACATATCTTCTTAACATATCACGAATATGAGTAATTGGTGCCATATTGTGAATATGAGGTCTAGGACTGAATGGTAAATCGGTAGTATTTGTTGAACATGATGGAACGGTTGAAGGTACAATATCTTGTAAACAACCTATATCAACATTTTTATTGGGTTCTACTTTTTTATCGCCTGTTGGAGCTTTCTTATCTAAAGATTCGGATTGAAATTCTAAAGTTTCCTTTCCTTGAATAGCTCTTGCTGCGAAATTAGCTAGATTATTTGGACGAATATATTGATATTCAGCAGGTCCATAAAATGAAAAATCTTCACCACATGAAATACTAACAGTGGCTGTAATATAATTTAATGCTGACGCAGGATATTGTACAGGTTGTAAGACATAAACGAATAATTGGCCATGTTGTAATGTACCAGATGCATAATCAAATGTATTAAAAAGCATCTCTGTCATTGCGTTATAGTCACACTTTATTATGACTTCTTGTCCTCCTTTATTGATCTCATAGGTTTCAGTATCATAATTAGATAAATCTGTAAGTAATGGAAATTTAGAAAAATTACCAATACCATATGCTTTGACAAATATTAATTTTGCCATTTGCATATCGGACATAGAAAATTTGAAGTGATATCTTAATTGGCCTCTCCAATATTTTGATAACATATACATTCTGGTCTGAATAGGAACACCAGTATTTGTACCTGTAATAATTGGTACACACAATGGACTCATTGGAATAGAAAATATACATTTTCCAACGGCATCATCAGATCTAGTATAAACATTAGAAACATACTGCTCTTTTCTTAATATATAGGACATACTCATTTCATCGAATTCACTAGGAAATGTTGTTTTATCGGCTGTAGTTATATGACTGGTGAACATAGTCATTCTATCTAATGGTACTACGCCTTCTGTATGATTATAATTGGTGGTTGTTGTCATACGTTCAGTTTCAGTGACTAAAGGTTGGGTTGGTTTATCTAAACCTACCATTTTGAATACTTTGTTTTGGACTTTATCTATACCATCTTTAATAAACTTACCTATTGACGGCATAGCCATAGCTGCTATAGTTTCCATTTCGAATACCAAATACTCTTTACTTTTTTCTGGTTCTTTTGTATTATTATCTAATTTTTGAGTATTAGATAATGGTGCAATCATTGTACCATTCTTTGGTACAAAAAACTTAATATCTTGGAAAGTAACATAATATGATACTCTAACTGTAGTTGTTGACTGGGAATCTACTGGTACTATAACTTTAGCATATATGGCTCCAATATTACTTCCGAATTTTGTAAACCTATTGTTATAATATGGTTTACCAACTGTATCAAAATCTGTATTGGCTACATTAGTAGGACATGAGAAAGGTATTTCTAGACATGCTGGTGTCGATTGATTAGCATACAAAATAACACTAGGTGCTATTTGTGCATCATTAATAGAATCAGCTGGAAATGCTGTAGCAAATCCATTATTTGGTTTGTAATATACAAGTAAAGCTCCTTGATGAAATGGAGTTCCTATAACTTGTATATGAAAACACATCTTGCAAGTATAAAACAAGGATGTGTTGAAAGGTGCTCGTATTACGTCATTAATTAATAAATCTGATGGTACTTGTAATGCGGCACCTGTTATATTACCATTGGTTGCTGTAGTCTTTACCCAATCAAATGTTTTTATGAATAAAGGTTTATTTAACAATGGTGTGAAATTGTTTTGTTGGTTCCATAAGGATAAATTCTTAGATGGAACATTGTCGTTATTTTCATCGAAACAAAATATGTCTCGTGTTGTGTTATGTGAATTAGCGATCTATTGCTTACTACAATGTTATAAATCATTTTAATTGTAGGATATTTTACATAAATTAAGGAATGCTTATTTTTATGAAATTTGAATACTAAGTCCTGGCTTACACGATACTAAAATATCGAAATACCGTGTAATTAGAACCGATTGCTTAGTAAGGTTTATATTATTGTTAAAAATCATGCAGTAATCCAGTGGAGTATTCTTCTGGATTCAACATGTATAACTCACGTAAATAATCATCAGTGAGTTTTACGAATTCTATATTGTGTTCTTTAGTAAATTCTTCTATATGATTCATATAAGATTCGTATTCGTCGTGTAAATATGCTTCGCGTTGGAAATTTAAAAGTTTTACGATAGTTAATTCTTCTAATCGTTCTTTATCACTAACATAATTCAAAGTGGCTGTCATAGTTGTTTTATCTAATGGACAGGTTATTCCACCTATAGTTGGATGCATAGCAAAATTTCTTTTTAAGAATGATGTATCTAGAAAATTTTTAAAAGGGAGCATCTCTGAACTCTTATCTGTAGATGTAAACGTCAATCCTATTTCGGCACATTCCTCTTGAAATGTAACTCCATTAAAAAACGGTAACACTGCTTTTCGTGCTATACACCATTTATCATCACCATATACTGCATCAAAGACATTGCAAACATAATCAGTTAAAATTGGCATTTTTCCATAATATTTGTCCCAGCATGATGAAAATATATAAGCACCATATGATTTATTAATGATGCAATTATAAACTGCTGTTATAAAACTGCCAGATGGACAACTATGTGTTGTTAATAAAATTTCATTCATATTCAAAGTTAAACAGTATATTAAAGTACTCAATAAAAATGTACATATCTTTTTATCATCTTCATTACCTACAAATCTATCAAGTAATATTTCAGATACTGCTAATTGAATTGGTGCTATCATTGATCCATCGTATTCTTTATAATCACCATCGACTATACAACCACCATATTTATTTGCTTTATCTGCTAATTTTCCCCATTCTGTAAAAGGATTAACTCCTACCATTATACCATTGGACATTCTATTCGATGACAATTTTTCTATTAAATCCAAAAAGTATTCTCTACCTAAACAAGTTAATGTTAATGGTGACATCTTGAAACATCGAGGTTTATCTTTTTTCTCTACCAATCTAAGTTCATCTTTTAATGTTTCACAATATAATACATCTTTATAATCAACTTCACCTCTTATGATATCATTTTTAAGTTTTTGTATACGATCACTAAATTCTGGTTTATAAGTTCCATTTACGAAATCAATATGTTCATTTTTATCACTACCTAATCCAAAACCACATGATGTATCTTTATTAATACCTTTACTAGTTCTAATTCCATGTACAACTTCTTGTTCAGTAACTTTAGTAAATTTTGGAACTATAGCTCTTATATAACTAGTTGCAAAATTTAAATACCTATCATTTATTGGTTTTAATGGTTTATATGATTTTTTAGCCAAATCTTTAATAATATTCTTTTGACCTAAATTAGCGGGAACTTTATCTTCTGGATATATACCTTTAGCAAGTGAATGAACATACTTAGTTCCAGTTGGAATACTATTACCTACCTTATCAATATTGTTCATCTTAACTACTGAACAATCATCTTTTCCATTATTTTCATGAACTTCTAAATTATACCTAATACTTTTATGATGTTGGAGTATTTGATATATGACTGTTTTTACTTTACTTGACCAAACCATTGCTAATCCATGTCCAGTTCTACAACCATCAACGGCAAAACCACCAGTATGCATACCTATGATCTTATTTTTATCTGATATTATGGGTGTACCACATAAACCTGGTGATCCAATATCATATCTAACTGAATTATTATTATGTACTGATACATCCTCATCTATAGACATTGGTATACCAGAACCTGCAGCAATCCTGTTTTTAATATTAATTATACCATGATTTGATATCATATAAGCTGGTGTTAATTGATATTCATGCTTATTGATAGAAAATAATTCAGAAACATCAGGTAATAAAGATGGTACAAATTTTGGTAAACCAAAAATTGCTACATCTTCACTCTTATTCATATATATAATCTCTATTGGGACTTGATCATACATAATCATCTTCTTTTCATAATCTGAATATACAGTGATATAATTTCTACAATTCATAGCATCTTTTATAAAATGCGCATTAGTTATTAAATTACCTCCTGAGACTAAACAATGACCAGCGCGAGCTGACATTTGAACTCCTGTAACAGGGTCATTACATACTATTCCAAAATATTTGACATGTTTTTGTATTTTTCTAACAAATGGATCAATATCTTCTTCTTTTTGAAATTCTTTATTGGTCATCTTTTCTGTTACTTGTTTCTTGATAATATTGTAACTTGATTTAAGAAAATCATCATCACCATACATCCACTCACTAGCACATTCTATTAAATTATACATAGTATAATAAAAACCATAAAACCAAATTACATTTATTAAAAAATTAAAAGTCCTACCAATTGATGAATTAGGCAAACTATAATTAGGAACTACTGTGTCTAAATCAAAAGCATAATTAAGGAATCGATGTAAAACTCCTTTAAAATAACCGTTAATATTTGAATCAAATAATGAATTAACAACATCTTTGAATGATATTTTATCAAACCAACCTTCGAATGTTATATCCTTTAATATATCATCAACAACCAATCTATCACTTAAATCTTTAATAGATTTCTTAAGTTTCATTTGCTTGGACAATATATCCAAAATCCATCGGTAATATGGTGTTTCATACTCAACACCTTTATAAGCAGTAAAATCAAAGAATGTAGGTGTATTAGGAAACATTCTTTGAAATTCTTGTGTAAAACCATGTATATAAGTTTGTTGTTCTAAATCATATGTATGATATGTTGCTTGTCCTGTCATTCTAAAACATTGGTCTTCACGGTGCCACACTACTCGAGCGTCAGCATAATCTATAATTTCACATCTTCTAAATAAAGCCGTTGGTTCAGCTATACCATCATCACGTTGGAATTGCATACCACTTAAACTATTAGTAGTACATATTAACATCTGAGAAGACATAAACTTAGTTTGCTTCAATTCTGCATTAGCACAAGGTAAGGAATATTTGACAGGTGATACTAAATTCACAACTGATGTCCATTGAGAACCTCCCATTTGTCCAACATCATCCATCATGAAAACATCTTGACCATTGTAATCATCATAAAAATCTTTAGCAGTTTTAACATTTGGTGTTGTATGTACATAAACGCTCTTATTTGCGGCTCTTAAAATTTTATCTAAACCAACCAATGTTTGTGATTTTCCACAACGAGGTGGTCCTTGAAGAATTATACATATAGGTTCTATTCTAGTTGTATCTTGATTAGCTTTTATTAATTTATATACTGCATTAAATGATAGTAACAAATTTTTTAATGATGAATTTCTATTAAAATATGAAAAATCACCCTTAAACACTTCAGTATACTCTTCATGAACTTTTATAAATTCAGTTTGAAAAGCCATATTACTAGATAATTGCGGACTTTTTAAATATTTCTTAGTAATACTTTCCATACGCATAATTAAATATGCATTTCGACCAAAACTAGTTAAATCCATAAATTCATATAAAGGTTTTATTATGAATTCTGGTAGAAAATATGACGCAAAATTTAAAATCCAATAAATAATCATGGATATAAATTTGGATATACGTTGATAAAATAAAGTATCATCCAATAAACGACAAGATGTATAAACTGACATTTTCTCGACAATTTTACTCAAAAATGGAGGGAGCATAGTATGAATACCAGCCAAAGTAAAAGCATCCCACATTTCAAAAACAACTTTACTTTCATTATCCTTTTCAACATCTGGTAATGTTGAAATAAAATCTGAAAATACTTTATAATCATTTTTATTATAACTTTCTGAATCTTCTTCAATTATTGGTGTTTTTAATATGGCTTCTTTTTCTTTTTGTCGAATATCATCAAATCTATCACCAACAGTACTACATATATCGGATGTACTATCGGTATCACTACTATTTTCTGATAAATTAAAAGATATAGGTCTTGATAAAGCATCTTTAAAACGAATAAATTCTTTTTCATTTTCCAATTTTCTATTTATATCACAAGGAGATTGTGAGGGTTCTCGTAAAGTAGCAGTAGATGTAGATCGTGATATATGTTCTGTAGTGGTTTGAGCAGTAGCGGTCTTATTTGGTATTGTCATTTCAAATTCTTTAAAAGATCTGCACATTGTCATTATATTTGAAACTAAGGCTACTGCATTAATTAATGAAAAATTGGTTAAACCATTTTGTATTAAAGCGAAACTTGAAACTAAAGGTGTAAATAAATTAAAAACTAAAGTTGAATATCTTTTTAAACTAGAGACATGACTACATGCTCCACTAACTAAATCTAATAAGCTTTTAAGACCACTCATACCTCCTTGAATTAAATTTGAGGCTCCATTAAATAAATCAAACACACCTTCAAAATTAACACCTTCCAAATGTTCAGTTGGTGGATTAAAAGGTAACGCTTGATTATGATATTTAAATTTCTTACCATCTCTATATACAACTTTACCTGTAATATTTTTAAAAGCTTCACGAGATACATTAATTTCAATTTTATTATTATAAACAATATAATAATTAGTTGTTTCACGTGTCATAACTCTATCTACATATTTTTTACAGACACATCTTTTTTCGTCTTTATGAATTAGCATTTCATAATTTTCTTTATTAATAAAAGCTTCTCTAATATCTTTACGAAGCATAGCTATAAATTTAAAACAATAAGAACAAGTTCCTATCATATATTCGTGACAAATTGAATCAAATAGTCGCCTATTTTCTTCAAGTTCATCTTTCTTTATTTCTCGTTCCATACGATATGTAACTGGATCTTCGTCGAATATTGAACTATCAAATAATATTTTTTCTTGAACTTGTTCTAATTTATTAAAATATTCAAAAATTGTACAAAAAGGAATCAATAAAACATCTACTAAAATATCTACATAATTATCTAAATGCATATCTAAAACGGCATGTTTAGCAAATTCACTATAATATAAGCCATTAAATTTTATAGTCTCAGTAAGCAAAAATTTCTGAGATTCTGGAAGTTTAACTAAATTTATATTAAAATTTTCGGAAATCATAAATTGATAAGAAAGCATAGCGGTAGTTATACCAAAATTTTCATCCCAAGTTAAAGGTTGGGATATTAAAGCATTAGATATAGCAAGTCTAATTTTATTTTTTCTAAAAGCAATTAAATTAAGCGGTTCGGAATTGGCAATTGTAACGTTGAGAATTGTGGAAGTTTCGAGTGAGAGGGCAGGGGTTTCGTTTGTATCATTCGCCGAAGATACTGCGGGTTCTTTCATGTTTACTTCTTTTGCTTGAAGGAGGGGGCTCATTTTTGTAATTTTGGGGGTGCAATTTCAATATCTCAAACGTGAAAGTAAGAGTATACTAAAGACCAGTTAAATTGCGGGGTTTGGCCTTACAAATAACATAAATATACGTTTATAAATAACTTTTGATATACCCGATAAAGGTTTCTCTTTCTATATGCTGTAGCTAATAAGGTAAAACTTTCGCGTTGATTGTCAGTCTAAACGAAAAGAGGTCTTACGGCCCAGTAGGCATTCATATATACTTAAACTTATCCTCAGTATAACATAAGAGTTTGTAATAATATTCAGATTTAAACTAATTTACATTAGTGCTTAGGAGCATTTTTATACATGCAGTTGGGCTACTAATGAATTAATACATTGATTATTACTAAATTCACATATTTAAAACAGGACACAAATATCGCACTAAGGAATGCGATATGAATATATAATTGACAAACAGTTTAAAAAATATATAAAATATAATAATATTAGCTAACTAAAAGATAAATAAAAATAAAAACTAATAGACGAAATAGAATTAATTGAAAGCCATAATATACAATGTAACATTGGATAAAATGACAAAAGCGAAAGTCTGTCTAATAAAATTAGACGAATTTTTACGATAAAAATATCAACCACAGTAAAGCGGAAATAAAATATATAGGCGGAATAAAATAAAGCATAAAATATATATAATAAAATAAAATAAAATAAAAAAATATAAGTTTAAAAATGACGTTCTTTCACGTCTGCCAGGAAAAAATTTAAATAGGATGGATGATCAAGGAACCCATTATATATGGAAAAACCATAAATAATGGAGTATTAAATCATAC